TAGAACAAGCTGTTTACTCAGTATTACAAGGGGTAAATAGTACTAAATATTCAATTACTATTGATGGTTCGACTTATTCATTTACGTCATCAAATACTAATAGTGAAGATATAAGAAATGGCCTGAAGTCAGCTATAGGTTCACCTTCAGGTATAACAGTTTCAAATATTGGAAACTCTAGTTTCTCAATAGTTAAATCTTCAGGAACGCTTACAGTCACAGCTTCCGATGGTTATGGTAATGATGCTTCACAGGTAGTTAAAGATAAAGTTCAAAACTTTTCTGATTTACCTGTACCTGCAATTAATAATCAAATTGTCCAAGTTACTGGTGATGCAGATAGTGGATTTGATGATTATTATGTTAAATTTATTGAAGCAGATAATTTATGGCAAGAAACAGTAGCACCAAATACTAAAACAAGTTTTGATGAAACTACAATGCCACACATTTTAATAAGAACTGCTGATGGAAATTTTAGATTTACTCAAGTAGATGGAAGTACATATACAATATCAGGAACAGATTATGATGTACCTGCATGGGGAGATAGAATTTGTGGAGATATAGATAGTGTACCTGACCCAACTTTTATAGGAAGAAAACTAAATGATATTTTCTTTCATAGAAACAGATTAGGTTTTCTAGCAGATGAAAATGTTATTATGTCTAGAAGTGGAGAGTTCTATGAGTTCTTTCCTGAAACAATTACACAAGTATTAGATACATCTCCAATAGATGTAGCTTCAACTCACACAAAAGTTTCTATACTTCGTCATGCAATTTCTTTTGATGAAGAATTACTTTTATTTTCAGACCAAACACAATTTGTATTAAGTGGTGGTGCAACATTAACTGCGGAGAATATATCAATAAATGTCACAACAGAATTTGAAACAGACAAAACAATTAAACCAGTTGGTGCAGGAAGTAACGTCTACTTCGGCTTCAATAAAGGAAGTTTCACAGGTATTAGGGAACTTTTCATTGCGTCTGACACAGATACAAAACAAGCTGACGATATTACAGCGAATGTGCCTAAGTATATTCCTGCTAACGTCTTTAAACTTTCTAGTGCTACTAATGAAAATATTATCGTAGCTTTAAGTTCAGATGAAGATAATGCTCTTTATGTATATCAATATTATGTAAGTCAAAATAGAAGACTACAAAGTGCTTGGAGTAAATATACTTTTGGAACAGCTTCTACAGACAGTATTTTAAATATAGACTTTATTGAAAATGAATTGTTTATAATAAATGAAAGAAGTGATGGTGTTTATTTAGAAAAAATGAATGTATCACCTGCATTAACTGATACTGGTGAAACTTACTTAACTCATTTAGATAGAAAATTAGATAACACAGAAATTACTGAAAGTTATAACGCAGGAACTAACCAGACTACAATTACACTTCCATACCAAATAAAAAATACTATGAAAGTAGTAGGTCGAAGTGGTGCTAGTAATAAAGCAGGTCAAGAGATAGCAACTGTATCTCAAACTGTAGGTGGAACTGATATTGTTATTTCTGGTGATATTACAGCACAGAATTACTTTATAGGTGAACAGTATGAATTTAAGTTTCAGTTTTCACAGCAATTTATACAAGTAGCAGATACACAAGGTTCTAGAATTTCAGTAAAAGAAGGTCGATTACAGATAAGAAATTGGAATGTTTCTTTCAATGATACTGGTTATTTTACTACAGAAGTTAGTCCAGTAGGTAGAGATACATCTACTACGACTTACACAGGAACTATTACAGGAACAGGACTACTAGGAACAGTAAACCTTGAAGATGGAGATTACACTTTTGCAGTTCAATCAGAAAATGACAAACTTACAGTAGTCATTAAGAACGATAGTCATTTACCATCAAATTTTATCAACGCAAGTTGGCAAGGTTATTATGTTACCGCTTCATCAAGAGTTTAATGGAATTAGAAAAACTATATTTGAAGATATAGATTTTTTAGCACCAAGATTAAGATTTGAGGATAAAAGAGAAATTTTAGATAGTACAGGCCTTAATCCTTATCAAGCATTATCAGAATGTTTTAAGTGTTCTGAAATATCATTAACCATTGTAGATACTAAAAATATTCCTGTAGGAATGTTTGGTGTTTCTGAAGATGGTGCTATTTGGTTATTAGCTACGCCAGATATAAAAAGAATACGCTTCTCTTTTTTAAGAGAGAGTAGAAAAGTAGTTAATCTTTTAAACCACAAATATAAAATACTTTGGAACTTCGTAGATTGTAGAAATGAATTACATTTACGTTGGTTAAAGTGGTGTGGTTTTAAATTTTTAAGAAAAATCAATTATGGAGTTAATCAAAAACCTTTTTATGAGTTTATAAAATTATGTGTGTACCACCACAAGTCGCACTCGTAGCTTTAAGTGCAGGGTCTTCGTACCTACAATTTCAACAACAGAAACAGGCACAAAAAAATGCACAAGCACAACAGATACGACAAAATGAAATTGCAAAGAAAAATGCACTTCAAAGATATGCTTCTGAACAATTAAAAATTAGACAAGTTGCACAGCAATCTTCTCAAAAAGGATTTGAAGCAACTCTAAGAGCAAGAAAAGCTAGAGCAGAGTTTGTAACTACAGCAGGTAGTTCAGGTATTGCTCTTTCAGGTTCTACTAATGCTTTACTTGCAGACTTTTATAGAACTGAAAGTAATTATAAAGCATCACTAGCAAGAAATTTAGATATTAATGTTTCACAGTTTGAAAGAAACTTAGAAGCTATTCAGTTTGGACAAGAAGCACAATCAACTTATGTTCAACCACCTAATCCTGCAATGTTATTTGCGTCAGCAGTAGGGAATGTAGCTAACACATATTATGGCATTGAGATGCAAAAACAAAATTTGGGTCTAATGACTAATAATCAAAAAAATAAATATGGCTCAACTACAAACACAGTACCAAGCCAAACTTATAAAGATGGCTACATTTAATGGGTAGAAAAAAGACAGAATTAAATCTTCAGGCAGAATTACCTGAAGTAAGGTCTACAGATTTTAATTTATTTTATAAACCTGACATAGCACCAAGAGATAAATCAATAGACATATTTACTAAGTCTATAGATAACTTTGTGAATAATGCAGGTACAGCAATGGTTCTTAATGCTGAAAAGAAAGAGAAAGAAGTAAGTGAAGCTGAAGCATTAAAACAATTTAATGACAATAGAACAGGTTTTAATGAAGCTGTAAAAAAAGGTGAAATACCTAAAGAAGCTAATCCATATTTCCAAGAAAAATACAAAGAATTAACTTTAAATAAGAAAGCTAAAGAGTTTCAGGAAAGAGTATATAGAGAGTATGCTGAAAAGAATGTACTAGATAACCCAGACCCTAATGCTTTTGATAAGTTTTATAACGATGAATTAAAGAACTTTCTTTCAGAAAACAATCTAGGTGTATTTGATGCACTACAATTAGAAAAAGGTTTCTTTAGCGAAACATCTAAAACAAGAAACTCTTTATTTAATACTCATGTTAACTCACAAATGTCTAAAATTGGTGAGGATTATAAAAATAATTTTAAAGAAAGTATTCAAGGTAAATTTGATAAAAATAGAAGTAATGAAGAAATAGGTGCTGACATATCAGCATTTGTTCAAGACGCAGTTAAAAATGGTTTAGGAAAATCTTCTGCACAAAAGTATTTATTAGAAAGTTTAAGTGACTGGTCTAAAACTACAGGTGATTTAGAGTTTGCTGAAAGATTACTTAGAGATTTACCAAATCATTTAAACTTATCAGGATTAGGTTCTTTAAGTAATGTTAAAGGTCTACAAAATGATTTAGATGCACTTAAAGAAAATATTGATACTAGAATTTTACAGAAAGAAAAAGACGACAATACAAAATTACAATTACAAGAAAGTAATGATAAATTACAAGCAAGTGATTTTGCTAATAAGTATGACACTTTTTCTGAAGCAATATTAGACCCAGAATATCAAAATTTTTCAAACAATAAAAAAGCTGAAATATTTAAAGAGTTTGAAGTAAGAGAACAAGGTTTCGATAGTCAAACAGACCCAAGAGTAGAAGAAGATTTTTACAAATTATTAGAAGAAAACAAAATATCTGAAGCCAAAGAATTTTTAAGAAGAAATATACCTAATATGACTTCTAATGATTATTCAGAATTTGATACAGAATTAAAAGCATTTCAATTTACACAAAAAGATGGATTGTTAGCTTCAGGTTATTACAAACATTGGAAAAATGAAATTGAAGCAATTACTAAAACTACAAATAAATCAAAATATAATTTATCTAAAATAAGTCCATTAGAACATAAAAAGTTTGAAGCTAATATGAAAGTATGGCTTGAAAATCACCCAGTAGAAAAATTTGATAATCCTAGTGACAGAAAAGAAGCATTTGAAAAATATGTTAAAACTGAATACGACAAAGTTTTAGAAATTGCTATTAGTGATGAAGTAAGTGTGACTGATGGTGAAATAACTACTTCGAGTGACGATGGTACACCTATTATCGAAGATGGTAAGCAAAAGAAAATTAAAGCTAATAAAGAAGATTTAACAGGTAAAGTAGAACCTAAAGTTAAGAAACAGAATATTAATTCTAGAGGTGGTGCTAAACCTGAAAACAGAGCAACAGACCCAGAACTTGAAATAGATTTAGCTAAACTAACTATTATTCCAAATGGTTTAAGTAGAGGTCAAAGAGCAAAATTCCTTAGAGAGAATGAGAATACTATTTCACAAGATGAATACGATAGAATTTTCAAAAAACAAAACGACTTACAATTAGCAAAAGGTAATTAATGGCAATAATAGAGAAAACAGCACCTAATGGTCAGGTTATAGAATTTGATACTAATGAATTTAGTGATGAAGAAATTCAGCAGTACTTAGAATTACCTAAGTTTAAGCAAGAAATACCACAAGCTAATCAACAACAAGAAGACACTAGAACAAGAAATATAGTAACTGATATTGGTTTATCTGCACTAGATGGTGTTCGAGATGGTGTTCAGGCTTCGATTGGACTTGTAGAGCAATTTGGTGACACTTTAGGAGAAAAGACAGGTTTCTATGGTATTGGTTTTGGAAATGGTGAAGAAGGATTTCAATTATCTGATTTAAAACCAAATATTATTTCTTACAAAGATGCACAAGATAAAGGTTTAATTGACGACAAGTTAACTTTACCAGATTTTGATAAAGACCCAGAAACAATAGCAGGTGGCATCACAAAAGGTGTTTCACAATTCTTAACAGGTTGGTTTACTGGTGGAAGATTATTAAAAGGTGTTAAAGCTGTCTCAGGTACAGGACAATTAGCTAAAAGTGTAGCAAAAGGAAGTATTGCTGACTTTCAAGCGTTTGACCAAGATAGTGGAAGACTTGCAGATATGGTTAATGAGTTTGCACCTGAATTAGAAAATCCAATTATAGATTATTTAGAAAGTGACCAAAATGATACTTGGTACGAAGCAAGATTTAAAAATGCACTAGAAGGTGCAGGTTTAGGTGGTGCTTTAGAAGGAGTGTTCAGAGGTTTTAGATGGTACAAAAATAAAAAAGCACAATCTAATGGTCAGACTTATAGTAAAGAACAATTAAAAGCTGACGAAAAGTTTTTAGAAGAAAATCCTGATTTAGAAATTGCAAAACCTACACAAGATTTAAAAGTAGATAAAGTAGGTAAAGCTAGAGCAGGTGAAGTTAAAGCAGATGAATTTGCAGATACTTATACTGCTAATTTAAAAAGTTTAGAAGATGGTGTTTACAATTCATTCAAAACACTTCAAGATGAAAATGCTAAGAATGGAATAAAGTCAAAAGACTTTGATGAACTATTAGATGATATGAATATCTCTACTCAGTTCAATGTAAAACAATTAGTTGATTTAGATAAAGATGGATTGATTTCTGAAATAGCTTTTGCAAAAACATTTAAGAATTTAGTTAGAAGTAAAAAGATTGTTGTCTCAGATGAAATGATTGAAAGACAAGCAAGAAAACTTTACGAAGGTCAACCTAATGTTCTAGAAAGTGATATTGCTAGATTAGTAAAAGAATTAAAAAATGCACCTGAAACTGTAGTAGGTATGAACGCCTATAGAAGTTTTTTAAATGGTGCTTCAAAAAGATTAGCTAAGTTAGGCCAAAAAGACCCTAGAGCAAAAGAATTATTTAGAAAGACTGTATTTAAGAAATTACAATTCGTTAATAGAGCAAAAGAATTTATTTCTGCACAAACAGCAAGAACACAAAGATTACAAGCAAAGTCATTTGGAACTCAAATTAATAAAGAGCAAGAAAACTTAATAAAAGAGTATGAATTGTATGGTGGTGACTTTGATGAGTTTATGAGAAAGTTTGCTTTAACAGGCGATGCTGATGTTACTAAAATATTAGACTACGCAGGTAAAAGTAGAACTTGGGATATAGCAAACGAAATATGGATTAATGCTCTTTTATCTAATCCAAAAACACACATTATTAACATGACTTCAAACATGATTAATATGTTTTTGAGACCTTTAGAAAAAACTATTGGTTCATTTACAGGTTACTTAGGTAATTCAGCAAAAGCAAAAGCATTAAGATTAGAGGGTACAAAAGCACTTAGCCAATATGTATCTTTTGGTAGATACTTAAAAGATGCTGTTAAGTATGCAGGTTTAGCTTTAAAGAAAGAAGATGGAATTTTAACTTCTAGAAATAAACTAGATACACCTAAAAAATCTATTCAAAAAAGAAAAATAGTTGATGGTAAAGAAGTTGAAGACGATAGTATTACAGGAGTATTTGTAAATACTTTAGGTAAGATTGTTAGACAACCTAGTAGATTTCTTACTGCTGAAGATGAATTTTTTAAACAGATACAATACAGAACTCATTTAGAAAGATATGCTTTTGATAAAGCTATTAAAGATGGAAAGAGTTTTGACAAAATTGTTGGATACGAAATAAGAACTAAAAAACCTATTACAGAATTTCAACAAGCAGTTGATGAAAATTTTAAAAATGGTTTTGACCAATTTGGTAGAGCCAGAATTGATGAAGTACTTAAAATGGCAGAAGAAGGTACTTACACAAATGAATTAACAGGTATCTTTAAAAGAGTTGGAGACTTAACAAACGAGTTTCCAATTATGAAACAGATTATTCCATTTACAAGAACACCCATGAACTTGATGTTAAATGTTGTAGATAGAACACCATTAGGTTTTTTAAGAAAAACTTATAGAGATGATTTCTTTGGTAGAGAAGGTGCTGAAAGAATGGCACAAGCTAGAGGACAATTAGCAACTGGTTTTGCATTAACTTTACTTGCGAATAAATTAGTAGCTGAAGGTCAGATAACAGGTAGTCAAGGCCAGATTAGAGGTGAGAAAACTACTACATCAAAAGAATTAAGAGATTTAAAAAAGGCTTCAGGAATTATTCCTTATTCATTTAGATATTATGATGAAGAAGCAGGAACTTATAAATATAGAGAGTTTGGAAGATTTGACCCATTTGGTGCTTTCTTAGGTCTAGTTGTAGACTTTCATACTTATAGAGACCAACTTGATGAAGAAACTTTACAAAG